GTTAGAAGTACAAGTAGCACGCACGATACCAATGTTCTTGGTCTCGTACACCTTCGTCCAGTTGCCAATCGTCGCCAGTTGTGCCTGGGTGGGGTTGACAGTGCCGACAGTCCACTTAGCGCCAACCGGGTGGTAGCAGTAGTGCAGGTCGATCGACATGGCATCGCTCTTGGCGAGGATGTCACGATCGGTTTCGGTCTGCATTGCCATCTGCTCACCGCTGGCGATAGCGCCGGCAGTGAAGAAGTACACCGGATAGTTGGTGCTGGTAGGTGCCAGGTCGTCCGAGACGATCACGCGCAGACCCATGTAGGTCGGAACGCTTACCTCGCCGAAAGCAGCAGCAATCGAACCGCCCGATTGGGTGGTGGTGGTGCCGCGTGCATCGGTAGTGGCGACATAGTCGATCGCTTTGCGCTCGACCAGGTCGTAGTAGATCGCCGAGTGCATGGCAACGGCGGTCAGCTTGTCGCCTTGATCGCCCAGCTTGGCGCGAACCTTCGCAACAGTGCGAGGGCTCAGGGTGCCCATGCCGGTCGTGTCAACACGCAGATCAGTGAACGCAGGGCTATCGGAACCGGTGAGGCTACCGAAGACGCCTTCGAGGCACTTGATCAGGTCCTTCTGCCGCTGGTTGGCGACATAGTCAGCCACCTTGGCGCCGATGGCAGCCATGGGGTCAGCGCCAGCAGCCAGGGCTGCCAGATCGCGGGCTTCCCATGCACGACCGCGGTGCAGGATCACGCCAACTTGCTTGTCAGCGGTGATCTTGCTAGGCGACAGGCTGGTGCTGTCGGACAGCACCTCGAAGTCGCCGGACAGGTTGGCCTTCCAGAATGGAACGTTGATGTAGTCACCACCCTCAGTAGCGTTCAGCTCAGCCATCGGCTGAACCACACCGCTAGCCAGGAAGGCGTCGCGCTGAGTGGTTTGCTCAATGACGTAAGGCGTAAAAACCTCAGGGATGATGATGTCAGAGCGAAGAGTCGCCATGATGAATCACCAGAAATGGTTTACGGTGTGGGCGCAGCCCGTATCACCAGCGCAGCCGGTTAGTTGCAGCTTAGCGGTTGGCGGTTGCTTTCATGCGCTCATACAAATCACGGTCGGTGCGGAATAGCCTGGCCTGCTCAGTCAGGTTGAACGATTCACGGCTGAACGGGTTTGACATGCCGGTCGGGATGCTGCTGCTGACACCACCAGATGGCGCGCCGCTGCCTTGCGGCTTGGGTTGCTTTTGCATCCATGCCGGCAGTGTCTTGGCCCATTCCTGCACTGGTGTGCGCTGGTAGCCATCGACCACGACGACAGTGCCATCGGGATCGCGTTCGATCTGATCGGCACTCAGCTTGGTCTTGAGCACCATGTCTGGGTCGTGCACGATGTCAGCCAATGCCGTTACGGCTGGCGTGACCAGCTCCAGCTCGCGCACTCTGGCCTCAAGTGACGCAATGCGCTGGTCCTTCTCCGCCGTCGCCTCACGGAACTGCTGCTCCAGAGCCTGCCTGGCTTCTTGGTACTTGCCTTGCGACTCAAGCTGCTGCTGTTCATAGTTGCGTTTGAACTCCAGCAGTTCATTGACGTCTACGCCATCAGGCACAGCAGGCGCTTTCTTTGCAGCGCGCAGTTCGGCAATCAGTTCTTTGTTCTTGCGTTCTAATGCTTCAACGCTTCGTTGCAAATCCTCAGTCGCCGCAGGCTCCTGGGTTTGTGTTTCATCCGACATGAATAACCCGCAGGGTTAAGTACGCTGCCATCGTATCAGCTAGACGGCAATGGCACGGGAATGGGATACACCAATCCGTGAACCGTGGAACCCGTTGATCAAGGCGTGCCTCAATGCGATCGACCGCCACGAGCACCTGTATCGCAGCACCGGCAACGGATGGCACGCCGCCAAAGCACATGATCTGCGGCGGTATGTGTCAGAGCTGAAGGACTGGATTCACCAGCAAGAATCAGCTACCACTTCACCTTGTCCGCCCAGTAAGCCGGGGACATCTTCCCGCGAGCAATGTTACTGGCGTGCCTTGCCTTGAACGATGCCCTCCTGGCCTTAGCTGCTGCTGATTCGCCTTCACGCGGCGGGCTGCCGCTGACGCCTTGCTGCCCAAACCGGATCAGCTTAATGGTGTCACCTTCCTTGGCGAGCACCGCATGGGACTTAGTCGGGTGCCCTGGTGTCCGCTTGGGTTTGTTGTAACCCTCGAACTGCTCGCCGCGGTAGGTGATCATTTCTTTGGCTTGCGCTTCTTAGCGGTCTTTGCCGCAGCCTTGAAAGCTGCAGCAGTGGGCCTGCCGGCTTCACCTTTGCGCGCCATGCGCTCGTTGCTGCCAGCTTCAATCCGCTCGCGCTTGGCGTGGATGTTGGCGTAAAGGCCAGGCTTCTTTGCCATGATCATTTGCCTTTGGGTTTGCGGGATTTGCCGGCTTTGGACAGGGCAATGGCAACCGCTTGCTTTTGCGGCTTGCCGGCCTTCATCTCGGTTTTGATGTTGGCCGAGATGGTCTTCTGGGAGCTACCTTTCTTTAACGGCACCGTACCTAGCGCGCAACTGATCTAAGGTTAGCTCTGACCCATCATCGCGGACGAGCTTCGTGATCGCTGCGCTAGGGCCGTACTTCTCAGACAGCTTGTCAAAGTAGGCCACCTTGCCAGCGCCGAGGGCCTTTGCCTTGACCGCCAGCGGCTGATTGGCTAGCCACTCGCCGTAGGTGGTGTCAGCCGGTACTTGACCGCCAGCGCTTGCACGGGTGCCCTCTGGTGGCGGCGTGAACCCGAGGCCCTCGTAGTCGATCACCGGCACTGTGGTGCTGCGGCAGTTGAAATGCTGCGGCGGTGTCGGGCCCTTGCCGTACGGGAACTCCTTCCCATCTAGCGCCCGGCATATCGCGCTGGTCCTGGTGTCAAGCGTGGCGACGTAGCGATACTTGCTGGTGATGTCTGGGTTGGCCTCATAGACCTGTTGGCTGGCGGTGTTGGCCACCTGGTTAATGCTCGTGCGAACAAGGGCTACCACTTGGTTGTCCGCTACTGCTGTGGCCTGCCCGCCTGCGGCCACTAGCTGTCTGACGGTCTTGCCCTCCTCGCCGAACTGCAGGCTACCGATCAGCCGCTTAGCCATGGCTGGCGTTGGCTCACCAGTCAGCAGCCCCTGCCGGACCACCTGCGAGAACCGCTCAGCCTGGTCCACTGCAATGCCCCTGAACGCTTTGCTGATCACCTCGCCATTGGGCAGCGTGATCGTTGCGCCCTTGGCCGCGGTGAGGCTGAATGTGCCAGTGCCGGCTTGCTGCGCTAGGGCATCTGCGCCATAGACCGACTTGAACAGGTCATCCGACAGCGCAATCACATTGAGCTGTGTCGGATCGGTCGTGACCACTGACTGCGCAAATTGTGGGCTGATCTCAACCGTGCGCACCGCATCCCGAGCACCAGCAGGCAATGCACGCCGCAACTGATCGGTCACAAACTCAGACTGCAACTGCGCGATGCCTTGTAGCTCGGTTGCCGTTAGTTCGGTCGCATCACCTGCCCAGGTGCCGAGGCTGTCCTTCAGTTGCGCCAGGATCGCCCGCAACCGTGCCGCCTTGACCGGTGCTGCTAACTCATCAATAGTGCGCAGTTGGTTGACAGCGTCAATGATGATGTCGTTGTAAGCATTGATGATGCGCCGCGCAACGCTGTTGCTGTAACGGTTCAGGTCAATTGCGTTGCGGTATAGCGCTTCTGGTGTGCTCATGAAATGATGCCAAGATGCTCGGGTCTGTACTGCGACCTGATGCTGACATTAGCGCCGCGGTTCAATGCACCCTGCACCGCTGCAGCGAAGGCATCGTAACCGTTCTGGCCGTCTTCCATGATGCGCAGCTCGTCTACCTCATCAGCCTTGCCATCCTTGTACCAGGTCAGACGGACGACAGCCAGGATCTCATCAGGAAGGTTGCATATCGTATAGTCCAGTTCCTGTTTCCTCGGCTTCTTCGGCTCCATCCATATCATCAGGTCCACTAGCCAGTCTGTCAGTTGGTCTAGCAGACGGTAGATCAAGGCCCGCATTGGAGGTTGCCTCCAGCTCTTCATCTACATCAAAGTTATCGCCCAGCACATCGCCTTCGGCCAACTCACGCAGCAAGGTCTCTTGGCTGATGACGCCTGCCACATACAGATCCCGGAGGCTGTTGATGTCTGCAGGCTCAAGGCGTGCGCCGAGGAAGTCGCGGTTGACGTAACTGCTGCCTGCGGCTGTGGCATTGCCCAGGTAGGTGGCGTGCCACTGCAGGCAATTGTCGATCATGTCTTGCATGTTCTGCGCGATCACCATCATGGTGCTGTCGCCTTGGCTGCGGTCGATGCGCTTTGCCTCAGCGGTCTCGGCGCTCAGCTTCTGGCCCAGCACTGCTGACAAGCCCAACTCGTTGATCTGCATCGCAAGCTGCTCAAGCCTGCGGAACTGCGACTCAAAACTCTTGCCTGCTGGCTCGATGTATTCAGCGCGCCCTTCAGCCGGAAACGCGATCGCCTCGCCCGGTCCTGCTGATACCTCTTCAGCGCTTGACGGGAACCCGTAGAACGCCAGCATCGGCACTGCTGAGATGTGAAGCTGGTTGTCTAGGTCAGACTGCACCTGATAGGTCTTCAGGTTCAGCTCAGCGATGTCCTCCAGCGGCGGCCGCGACTCCATGAATCCATGGCGTTGGGCGTAGGCAATCGTGAATGGGATCTCGCTCAGGCTGGTGCGACCCTCATCGACAACAGTGAAGTCGCCGTTGTCCTGTTTGCGGTGGATGCGGTACTCGCCAGGCGTCAGCACCCGGATCTGCTCGACAGCCTTCTCGCCGAACTCACCATCGGGCACGGTGACCATTTCGGCCAGCCGTAGCTGCGTCAGCACCTGCTTGCCCTCTTGCGTCTCGGTGCGCCAGCCAAGGATCTGCCGAGGCGTGTAGGTCACCCAGTAGGGTCTACCCCCAGTAGCAGGTGCATCCACAAGTGTGCCAACGTGGCCATAACGGACCATCTTTCGGGCTGCTTCATAGGTCCAGACGTTGAGGTCATTGCCTTGGAGATCGACATCGAATAGTTGCTCACGGATCACGTCAGCGGTGTCATCCAACCGCACGGGCTTACGGGTCAACATGCCAGCCAGCATCCGCTCGAGGCGGATGTAGTACGGCGGGCAGACGCTACGGGCTAGGCGGTTGTCATAACTCTCATCTTGCTCCCTTGGCTCTTGCGGCAGGTACCGGCGATGCTTCTTGCGCATCCCGTAGGTGCCTTGCAGCAGATCCTCGATCAGGATCCAATGCGGCTCTTGCGCAAACCAGGTTGTGTTCGGATCAGAGACTTTGGTGACGGTGCGCTGCGCTAGCGGCCGGTCGTATGCGTTAAAGCCTGTGTACACGACCGCTAGCTAGTGACAATGGTGTCAGTTTACGGCTTCAGTCCCTGATGGCAGGCCGGGTGGTTGTGATGCGCTTCAGCAGCTTGATCACGGCCCATGGTGACGCCAATGGCGTAGATCATGAACAGCAGGGTCAGAAATGCGATGCGGTTGATCATGGTGTTGGTGGTCATGGTTGGGATGGTAGGAGCCCCGAAGGGCTCAGGCGGGCAAGTGCCGCTGCAATTGATGAACCCACATCTTGCGTTCATCGAAAGCGCGGATGCTTTGCAGATACCACTCGCGATCGTTGTCGATCTTGGCCTGCCTGACTTGAGCGGCAAGCTCAACGGCTTCGGCTTCGTACCGAGCGATCAGAGCAGTGAGCTGATCCAGCATCTGAAGCGCAGCCTCTGGGCTGCCGAGTGGAGGTCCGTTGCCCCCGATGCACTGATCCTACACCATGGTCAGCCGTGGTGCGCCGTTGTTGCAAACCTCAATAAAGCCTCACCCCGGTGCCGCGGCCAGCGCTAGCGTGCAACGGGTTGAACTCACGCCAGACCAGGTACCCGAGCGCGTCGTTCATGTGGTCGAACCCTGCGTCCTTGTCCGGCTCGCCCTTGTCGCTGTAGCACTGAAGCTCAAGGCACTCGATCACCCGCTTGCAGCGTTCGGCCACCTGCAACCGGACTTGCCCCTTGCCGTTCTCCAGCAGCGCCTGCACGGCTGCCACTCGATCACGAACTGGCGGGTTGCTCCGTGGTGACTGGTTCGACATGCCGTAGGACTCAAGGATCTGGATGTCGGTCTGACTCGCGTTGGTGCTGCGACTGCCGCCGCTCGCGTCTGGGTAAACGTAAATCTGCTGCTGCGGGTGCCGCCTGCGGATCTCCTGCGCCAGGGCGTCGGTGTCATGCGCACCGGCGATCTCGTCGATCACCAGCAGGCCGTTGCCAAGCCGCACGGCGATCACCGCAGACATGTTGCCAACGTTGAAGTCCACGCCAATGCGCAGCGGTTCCCTGCTGGTGTCAGGCACGGCGGTGATGACATGCTTCGCCCGGTCGAAACGGTCATACACCTGCCCAGTGGTCAGGTTGACGAACTCACCGTCGAGGTACGCACGCAGCAGGCTTGGGTCGTAGTTAGCTTCCAACCGCTCGATGAAGTCCGGCGGCAGGTGCGGGTTGTCCGCCGTGCGCATCTTGATCAGCTTCCGATCAACGCGCTGCTTTGCCTCGTCGCTGCCGAACGTGCTCCACATCCAGCGGAACCCCTCAGGTGTCGATGCAGCGCCGAACTGCCGGACATTGCCAGATCGCAAACGGCCAAGGATCTTAGGGAATGCCTTGTTGGCAATGCTCGGCGTCACCGTGTCGATCTCATCAGCGAGCACCCAGGCAAGGTTCAAGCCGATGATGCGGCTCCAGTTCTCAAAGCTGCGGCACAGGATCTTGGTGTCGCCGCCTGGCAGGTGCAGCATGTACTCCGGCAGCGGGCTAGCCCTGAACGTGTACGGGATGCCATAGGCATCAAGGAAGTCGTCGAAGTCCGTCTGCCAGATGTCCCGGATCAGTGGACCTGTGGGCTCCATCACCGCGCCGATGAATCCCTGATTGGCCGCGGCCAGCATCACCGCTTTGGCACATAGCGCTCGAGTCTTGCCAGCGCCATAGCCCGCACTGATGCCGATGATCTGCGTTGCGGTGTCATCCACAAACGCAAGCTGCCCAGGGTGCAGGTCGCTGCGGATGCGAGTGATCAGGTCAGCGGTGTCCTCGGGCGTCTGCTGCTGCAGGAATGACAACAGCGGAACGTCCTCGCAGATGCCTGCCAACAGGCTCATGACATCTCAAACTGCAACAGCCTGGCTTGCTTGTCCAAGGCAATCAGCGCCGTGTTGAGCTGATCCTTCTCGGATGCTCGGCGCTCGTACTCCATCGCTCGTGCAATTGCACCCTCTAGCCACTGGGACCGCTCCAGCTTGGCATCAGCAGACAAAATCTCACGAGCGCGGGCAATATAAGCATCAGTTTGACGTTCACCGACCCCCCAGTTTTCTGCGGCAAATTGAATGATCTGCTTCCTGCTGTAAGCGCGCAAGAGCAAATCATAAACAGCATTTGTGCGCTGTTCTGATTCTGTATTGTTGCACTTGCGCGCCATTGCTTTACTCCCGGATTTGAATTGGCATGATGAGGTATGTCTGCTCTGTCATGCTAGTCGGCGTCAACACCACTGGGGTTGTTGCGCTGTTGGCTGACAGTGTAACAGTCTCCGCCGATCGCATGGCCTTCAGTCCATCGAGCAGGTAGTGCACGTTGAACGCCCATGACCCAGCGGCGCTGCCCTCGAAAGTGATCAGCTCTTTGCCGTTGTTGGCATCGGCCTCGGCGGTGATGGTGAGCGCACCACCTTTGGCCGTGAGCTTAACGGCATTGTTGTGCGCCTCAGCGATCAACGCGACGCGCTCTAGGCATCGGGTGAACCGGTGCCGGTCCATGGTCATGGCGTGCTCGAAGCTGGTGGGGATCAGCGCTGCCACGTTGGGATAGGTGCCATCGAGGATGCGGCTGTACATGACGATGCCATCACCGGCGTCGATGACCGCCTGCCCGCGGGCTGCAGCCACGGTGACGGTGCGATCCTGCAGCAGCTTCATGGTGCTGGCAGGTAGCACCAGGTCGATGGCGTCAGGCAATGCTACGGGCACGCGCATGAGCCGATGGCCGTCGGTGGACTCCATGAACCCAGCGGCGAGGTGAATGCCCTGCAGGATTTGCTTGCTGGCATCAGTGCTGACGGCTGCCATGCAAGCACGCACACCAGCGGTGAGGTCCAGCTCAGCGCCAGGAGCCTCTACAGCGGGCAATGCCGGGTAATCCGCCGCATCCTGCACAGCAAGGCCGTAGGAGCCGCTGGAAGCCGTCACAGAGCCGTCTGACAGCGTCACAGGCTCACCATCGTCCATGCGGCTCACAAGGCCAGCCAGCAGCCGATACGGCAGCGCCACGGTGCCAGGTGTGTCTACGGCTGCAGGAACGGTGACCGTGATGCCCAGGTCCAGGTTGAAGCCGGTGACGGTCATGGTGCCGCCGCTGGCAGCTACCAAGCAGCAGGACAGGATCGGATGGCTGTTGCTGGTGCTGATGGCCGGCGCAATGGTGCGCAGCGCATGGCTGAGATCAGCCTGTGTGGTGATGAGTTTCATGATGCAGCTTCGGTGAGGATTGAAATCAGCCGGTTGTAATCGGCTGCGAATGACGCGACCAGTTCAGCAGGGATGGGCTGCTGATCGTCTTGGGCATTGTCGCGGATCGCAGCAGCATACGCCAGCGCGTGCTCCATGGCGTCATGAAGCCGGTTGATCACGGGTTGCTGCTTGGCTGCGATGTTGATGAGTTCCATGTGAGGGTGAATGCAACAAGCTGCTCAACCAATCGACGTGGGATGTCACCACGGACACTGGCGAGCGCATCTGACACTAGGCGGTGATAACCAGCAACGGTAAGGCCACCTTTGCAATCCGACACAAGCGCCCGACTGCGGATCAACTCCGCCCGGCTGACACCTGCCGCCGCTGCTGCTTGGTCGAGTTGCTGCAGGTCAGCAGGCTCAAAACGGACTTTGACTTCCTTCATAACGGTCCGAACGGTCGCCTAACGGTGGGCGTTCGGCCGAGATCGCCCGCCACCACTGGGCTGAGGCCCTAACCTAACACTCCTAACGCTAAAAAAGACATATACATACAAGAAGAAGCATCCCACCTACCCACTTACCTACGCTTTCTCTCTTATAGGGGGGCTCTTCCTGAAAACCGTTAGGACCGTTAGGACCGTTAGTTTCCAGTCATACCAACGGTTTTCAGCCGAACGCCTCCGAACGGTCAGGCAGCCTCGAGCGGGATTTTGGTGGCTCGACTGTTACCGCCTGAACCTTTGAACCAAATAACGCCCACCTTCTCCGCACCTGGCAAACGCGCCAGCACGGTGGACCAGCAGTTGCTCCAGGGAGTGTCCGAGAGGATGGCTGCAATGGCGTTGGCGGTGTTGGACACGCAAATGGCGCCCTGCTCCGCCTTGATGCCATTGCGACCAAGGGTGGCAGTTGCGAGGTCTGCTGTGACATCAACATCGTGACCATGATGCAGCGCCAGATCTACAAGTTCACCAATAGTCCTGGTGACAACCTTGCTGCCTTCAACGCGCATTTGATGCTGCAGGATGCGCTGTAGGCAGCGCTTTTCATCTGGTATCTCAATCGACTGGGAGTAAGGTTCCCAGTTGTTCTGCTCAATCAATTGCCATGCTTGATCGCGGGTGACAACCTCACTGGACTGCAAAGACCATGCACCTGCTAATAGCGTGCCATATTGATCACCAAGCCGTTGGCTATCAAATGCGTCTGCTGCTGCACGGGTAAAGATACGAACGCTCTCCCTGATCACGGGTATCAACGCAATCGTGCGGGCCTGCAATCGTTGACCAATGGCTTGGGATATGTGCTTGTCAAGGTCACGATCGAGCGATTCCCAGTGCGCAATACGTTCAGCTTTTGGCATCTCATTCGGATTGCGCAAGGTGAGCTGAGCAAAGCGTGACTTGTCGGCACCTTGTTTCAGCGCCGTTGCAATACTGCTCATCAGAAACATTGACCGGATCGTGTAACGCTGTGTATCACCTTCAGGGCTGCCCTTGAGTGTGTGCGCATTGGATTCGCTGCTGGCGACACGAGCAAGCCCGAGGATCGCCTGCATCCGCTGCTGATCGGTGCGTTCATTGGACTCGGCTTCATCAAAGACAACCGGCAACGCATCAGCACGGAGCGCCTGCCGGATGCCGGGTTCGGTGGTGTTGCCACCAACGTTCAGGCCCATGTCACCTAGCAATGGATGGACATAACGATCAAGGATGGCGGACTTGCCAGAGCCTGCGCCTGCGGTCAACCAGGCATGTGGACGCCATTGCAGTGCACCGCAGATAGGCGCAAGGGTTACCCAACCGGCGAGCAGCAGTCCTGACGCTGGGACTTCCCATCGAAACCGCTCGGCAATTTCAGCGATGATGTATGCCTCGGTGTCATCAAGTGGCTTGACGTCACCAGGACCACGCAGCTTGGCAAGACGCTGGTAGAGGTAAGCACTGCCATCAACGCCAGCGCTGACATCACGGCTGATGCCATTGACGACAAGGCGATCACCTAGGTGCAGCACACTGCTGCGTTGATCCCACCATGCGCCACGGCCACGGATGCGATCAGGGCTGTAGACGCCAACAGCAGCCTGCCGTTCAAACAAGCTGCTTGCCGCTGCAGTCCAGTTGACACCAGTCTTGGACGGGTACAAGGTCTCCCAATAGCCAAGAGGCGCGAGTGACACCAGATTGGTTCCGGTGTGGCTGCTGCGTGACAACCGGGTTACCTGCCCAGTGCTGTGCGGCTGGTAGTAGAAGCTGTCATTGTCAAAGCCAAGGCAGGTGAAACAACCATCAGGTTGTGGTATGGGATCTGGTTCAGCAACCGGATCAGCGGGCATCGGCTCAGGCAGCTCAACTGGCGCTGAGCGGTTGGACATGAGATGCGCTGCGGCTTGAGCTGGTGACCAATCGGCATCAGCGAGGTCCCACCCTTCGGGCACACCATCTGGCGGGTGAACAATACGGACCTGCGCGGCACCAGCAGCCAGTAACCGCGGTGCGAGTTTGGCCATGGCTTCACGGCCTGGCATGTCAGCATCGGGCCATAGCACGCAACGGCGACCGGCAACCGGCGACCAGTCGGCTTTGTCAATGGCTTTGCAACCTGACGGCCATGTGGCTACGGCGTGACCGGTGAACAGGGCAGCGGCTGCATCAGCGGTCTTTTCGCCTTCAACGATCAACAGCGGCAGGTTGCTGTCACGCCGCGGCCAGTACAGAGGACGCGGTGCTGGCGGTGCCTTCCATCGCCATGCGTCGCCATCCCACCACAGCGGGCGGATGCGCTTGCCAGGAAACCGGCAGACGTAGAAGGTGTTGGTGTATCGCCAGACGTGATCAGCGCCAGCGGTTGGCGGTTCGGGCACCACTACCAGATGCTGCTCAATCCGCTGCGCAGCTTCTGCGAACGACCAACCCATGCGCCGCATCAGCAGATCCATGCCACTCCCTGCGCCGCCTGTGCCTGACTTGCCGCCGCATTTGTTGCAGAACCAGGAGCCGGAGCCGTCTTGGTCATCAAAGCGGTAGCGGTCCTTGCCACCACAAAGCGGGCACGGCTGGTGCTTATCGGTGAGCTGGTCTGGGGTCAGGCCACCAAGCTGCTGCAGCAGATCAGGCCACCTGCCGCGTGCTGCGTCGAGGATGGTCATCGCTTAGTTGCTGGCAGGATGCCGTCGCGGTGCAGGCGCATGGCTTCCTCGACCACAAGCCGTAATACTGCCGACCGTGACAGCCCAGCCACACGGCGGGAATCAAGCCAGGCAAGCTGCTCAGTCGTGAACTGGACAGCTAATGGATGCGATAAGGCCACGGTTCCTAGCGGTTACTTGCGCAGTCTACCGGGCTGCGCTAGGGTTGCAGGGCCACGCGTTGCAAGCATGGACTCTCATTGTTGTCAAAACTGCGTTTTTATGCGCCATCGAGATCGTGATGGCGAATTGGAGTGTCATCGCTATGCACCACGCCCAGGCACTCAGCCCGACGGCCAGTGCTGGTGGATTGTCGGTCCCGATGATTGGTGTGGTGATTACATGATGCGCCGGCCGCAGTCATGACCTACAAAGACTTCCTAGCCTCCAAATCCACCGCGTGCCCTGCTGCTGGCTTTGATCCGCAGCGGTTCACCGCGCCGCTGTTCCCATTCCAGCGGGACATCGTCACCATGGCCTGCCGCGTTGGCAGGTTCTGCATCTGGGCTGACTGCGGCATGGGCAAGACCGCCATGCAGCTTGAGTGGGCGCATCAGGTGCATCAACACACCGGCGGCAACGTGCTGGTGTTGGCGCCATTGGCCGTGGCGCATCAGACCGTGCGCGAGGGCAGCAAGTTCGGCATCCCATGCGCGTTCGCTGCAACGCAAGGCGAGGTCAGGCCCGGCATCACGGTGACCAACTACGAGAAGCTGAGCCACTTTGATCCGGGCAGCTTTGCTGGTGTGGTGCTCGATGAGAGCAGCATCCTCAAGGCGTACACCGGCAAGATCCGCAATCAGATCATCGAGTCATTCGCGCAGACGCCATTCCGACTGGCTTGTTCGGCCACGCCAGCACCCAACGACCACATGGAGCTGGGCAACCATGCCGAGTTCATCGGTGTGATGACCAGGGCTGAGATGCTGGCCATGTTCTTCGTCCACGATGGCGGCGACACCAGCAAGTGGCGGCTTAAGGGTCACGCCAAAGACAAGTTCTGGGAGTGGGTCTGCAGTTGGGCTGTCACCATCCGCAAGCCGTCGGACTTGGGCTACGACGACGGCAGATTCATCTTGCCCGAGCTGCGGATCCAAGACTGCACGGTTGAGACGCCACGCGAGGCGATGCCTGATGAGTCCGGCCAGATGGCGCTGTTCGCCATGGAAGCCCGCACGCTCAGCGATCAGCGGCATGTGCGCAAGGCATCGCTGCAGATGCGCGTGGATGCCGCAGCAGCACTGGCCAATGGCGACACCTACCAATGGCTGATCTGGTGTGACCTCAACGACGAGTCCAAGGCGCTGACTGCTGCCATCAATGGTGCGGTTGAGGTGTCAGGCAGCGACAGCGACGATCACAAGCGCCGTGCTGCGATCGACTTCCAGGATGGCAAGATCCGCGTTCTGGTCAGCAAGCCGAGCATCTTTGGATTCGGGCTCAACTTCCAGGGTTGCCACAATGTCGCCTTCGTTGGCCTGTCGCACAGCTACGAGGCGTTCTATCAAGCGATCCGCCGATGCTGGCGATTCGGGCAGCAGCACCCGGTCAATGCGCACATCATCTACGACGTAGCCGAGGGCCGCGTGATCGAGAACATCCGCCGCAAGGAAGCGGACAGCATCGCAATGGCTGAGTCAATGGTCACCATCATGAAGCAAACCACCATGGAACAACTAAAAAAGATCCAGCGTCAGGTTGCGCCTCACATCACCGAGCACAAGTCCGGCGACAACTGGGATCTGTATATGGGCGATTGCATTGAGAGCATCAAGCAGATCGACTCAGACAGCATTCATTACAGCATCTTCAGTCCACCGTTTGCGTCGCTGTACACCTACTCCAACAGCGACCGCGACATGGGCAACAGCCGCAATGACCAGGAGTTTTTTGATCACTTCGTCTATCTAGCGCATGAGTTGCATCGGGTGATGATGCCCGGCAGGCTGATCAGCTTCCACTGCATGAATCTGCCCAGCAGCAAAGAACGCGACGGGTTCATCGGTGTGAAGGACTTCCGTGGCGACATGCTGCGCATCTTCCAAGCGGCTGGCTTTGTATTCCACTCAGAGGTTTGCATCTGGAAGGACCCGGTCACCGCCATGCAGCGCACCAAAGCGATCGGGCTGCTGCATAAGCAGGTGCGCAAGGATTCGGCTCTGAGCCGTCAAGGCATCCCTGACTATCTGGTCACGGTGCGCAAGCTGGGAGACAACCCTGAGCCGTGCGCTGGTCCATTCACTGAGTTCGCCGGCGAGAATCCACCAGCCAAGAGCGGCGACGCGATCAAGGACAGCATCAACATCTGGCAGCGGTATGCCAGCCCGGTATGGATGGACATCAACCCATCAGACACGCTGCAGTACCGCAGCGCGCGTGCCAATGAGGACGAGCGGCACATCTGCCCGCTTCAGCTTGAGGTGATCCGCCGCGGCCTACAGCTATGGAGCAACCCAGGCGATCTGGTGCTTAGCCCATTCGCCGGCATCGGCAGCGAGGGCTATGTCAGCTTGCAGATGGGTCGCCGGTTCGTTGGCTTCGAGCTGAAGCCCAGCTACTTCAACTGCGCGGTTAAGAACCTACAGGTCGTCGAGTCGCACAAACAGGGGGAGCTGGTGTGAACCTCCGCCCTTACCAGCAAAAGATGGTGGATGAAATCCGCCTCCAATACCAACTCGGCAAAAAGTCTGTTCTTGGCGTCCTTAGCACCGGCGGCGGCAAGACTTGCATATTCAGCTACATCGCCCAATCCGCCGCCCGCAAAGGCAACCGGGTCTGCATCTTGGTGCACCGTGCCGAGCTGCTGGATCAAGCCAGCCGCAGCCTCACGTCTATGGGCGTGCCGCATGGTCGCATCGCTGCAGGCCGCAGCATGGATCTGAGCCATGCGGTGCAGGTGGCCTCAGTCCAGACCCTGGCACGCAGGCTGCACAAGCTGCCGGCTGGGTTCTTTCAATTGCTGGTGGTTGACGAGGCGCATCACACCAATGCAGGCCAGTGGGCAACGGTGCTGCAGCATTTCCAAACAGCGCATGTCCTAGGTGTGACCGCCACGCCATGCCGCGGTGACGGCCGCGGCCTTGGTGACCACTATCAGGCCATGGTGCTCGGTCCGAGCGCTGCATGGTTGACTGACAACGGCTACCTCGCCAGTGCTCGTGTGCTGGCACCGCCGGGGTTCGACAGCACTGGGCTGCGCAAGCGTATGGGTGACTTCGACACCAAGGACGCTGAGCAGCGCGTTGGCACCATCATGGGTGACTGCTGCAGCCACTATCGCAAGCACCTGGCAGGGCAGACGGCGATCGCGTTCTGCTGCAGCGTGGCCCATGCCGAGGCAGTGGCCGCTCTGTTCATAAGCCAAGGCATCCCAGCCGCCAGCATTGACGGCAGCATGACCACTGACCAGCGCAGGGACCTGTTGCAGGCGCTCGGAACCGGTCGCATCAAGGTGCTCACATCCTGCAGTCTCATCGGTGAAGGCGTGGACGTGCCAAGCGTCGGCGGGTGCATCCTGCTGCGGCCAACGCAGTCCGTCAGCCTGCACCTGCAGATGATCGGTCGCTGCCTCAGACCGTCACCGGGCAAGCCTGCTGCTGTGGTGCTGGACCATGTCGGCAATACGCTGCGACTCGGGCACCATCTTGAGAACCGCGACTGGAGCCTCGACGGCATCAAGAAACGCGACGCCGACCGTGCGCCATCGGTCAAGGTGTGCCCGGTGTGCTTTGCCACCAGCATGAGCGCCACGCAGGTGTGCCCTGACTGCGGCCATGTGTTCGCCCCGCAAGAGACCAGGGAGCTGAAGGTGGTCGAGGGCGAGTTGCAGGAGCTGACCACACGCGAGCGCAAACGCGAGCAGGGTAATGCCCAAAGCCTCGAGGACCTCCGCCAACTAGCACAGCAACGCGGTTACAAGCGCGGCTGGGCAGAGCGGGTCTATCAAGCTAGGTTGGCCAAGCGGCATGGGCTGTGAGTGACCGAACAGCAGATCCAGCAACAGATCCGGATTGCCTGCGGCACTGGCCCGGTGCGCCTGTACCGCAACAACACCGGCACCCTGCGCGACCAGCATGGCCGCCCGGTGCAGTTCGGCCTATGCAAGGGCAGCGCTGACTTGATCGGCTGGACCACGCGCACCATCACCCCTGACATGGTCGGCCAGCGCATCGCTGTGTTCCTCAGCATCGAGGTAAAGACACCAACCGGCAGGCTGAGGCCCGAGCAGCAGCATTGGCTCGATGCGGTGCAGTCTGCAGGCGGCATTGCTGGCGTGGCACGGTCCGTGGAGGACGCGTTACGCATTGTGACTGAGCACGCTTGACCACGGCGGCGCATGGTGTAGGATGTGGGGACAGTCAACCGGATTCCACCCATGACCCGCACACATCTCGCCATGCTCCCCTCCAGCGCCACCAACATGGCCGTGCGCTGCCAGTCGGCCTGCATCGCATCGGTCGGGTCAGACATGGAGGCATGGGACCGCTGGAGCGCCAGCCTTGACCGCTGGATGTCGCATCCTCAATTCGACATGGCGGAGTTCAGCCGCCTATGTCGTGTCTACGGGCTCGACTGAACCCATCATTCCACCCATGAACTTAATTCAATTCGGCTACGACAAAGATCCCGAAATCTGGCAGCGCGGTTACGCCCGGTCGGATTGGAGCCTTAAAGCATTAGAGGACTCTCGTAACAATGGCTGGCAAATCTGCGATCGCTACGGCAATCGCTCTGGATACATGACGAAAGACGATGCACTGGCTGCACTGCAGTCTGCCTAACCCACGCGGCCAGCCGGGAGCCGCACCCAATCCCGGCACCATTCCACCCGCGTTAACACCATGACAACCACACTGACCCTGATCCTCGCCTTGCTGCTGCTGCCGTTGCTGGTGCTGCTGTGGGCGACGGAGTCAACCGAGCAGCGCGCCAAGCGGCTGCATGGCTACGGCTGGTCGCAGCGGCGCATTGCCGAGCATCTCGGCATCACCCGCTATCGCGTCCGCGTAGCACTGGCATGAGAAAACAGGGCGGCCCATCACCGCCCCTCGATCCTCACAACACCATTCTACCTATGACATCTGACGACTTCTGGACCTTCCAGACCGCCAAGCAGCACGGCGGCGGGTTCATCTCCCGCCTTGCCGATGCAGGGCTGGTGGCTGATCCAAGCAACCGACACACCCTGTTCGAGGCATTCCCGCAACTGTTGCACTGCTTCGGACCCCAAACCCTGATCCATCGCCAACTGAGGCAGAAATGAGCACTTATGTATGGATTGCTGATCGAGACCCCGAAGAGTTTGATTTTGACATCTACGGACATGTGCACATTCAAGATCTTCCAGGCGATGGTGCAGTGCGTGTTCATGAATCCAATTACAAGCCAGGAACTCCATGGCGCCATACACAACGAAAAAGACGCAAACGCAAAGTAGAAGATACGCATCCGCAGCATGTTCTTTTTACAAGCGCTGACCAATGGTGCTCAACTTGCCGATTCTTTGATTCTCCTATGGCCGCTCGCCAAGGTATTTGCAGGCGTTACGCGCCAAAACCCACAACGGGCGACAAGGAACATTCCTCAGCATTTTGGCCTGAAGTTGTTTGTTCATCTTGGTGCGGCGAATGGGAGGCAAAGGCGTGATCAGCAACTTTGACTACCACTCCGATCCAGCCGTCAGCGCCAGCCACCTGAAGGCGGTAATGCAATCGCCTTACCACTACTGGAGCCGGTACGTTGACCCAAACCGCAACCCGGTTGAGCCGACTGCTGCGATGAAGCTGGGCAGCCTCGCCCATTGCGCCATCCTTGAACCAGACGAGCTGCTGAACCGCTACGGCATCTGCGCACCGCGCAACACCAAAGCCGGCAAGGAGCAGGCTGCGGCCATGGAAGCCGAAGGTATCGAGGTGGTCACCAGCAGCGACATGGCACTTGCCATGGGCATGGCGGCGGCAGTCCGCAACCACCGGGCAGCAGCAGCATTGCTGCAGCATGGCAAAGCTGAGCAGTCGTTCTGGTGGACTGATACCGCCACCAGCCTGCGCTGCAAATGCCGTCCTGACTGGTACTACGACAGCACTGTGGTGGACATCAAGACCACCACCGACGCCAGCCCGCAGGCATTCGCCCGTAGCGTGGCCACCTTCGGCTACCACATCCAGGCTGCGCATTACCTCGAAGGACTGTCAGACCGCTGCCAGCGGTTTGTGTTCGTCGCAGTTGAGAAGGTTTACCCGCACGCCGTTGCGGTGTACGAGCTCGACAGCGAAGCCCTTGCATTAGGGCGGACCATGCGGGACAATGGCATGGACGTGATCGCCGGATGCCATGCCGCAGGCGTGTGGCCTGGCTACGGCGACACGTTCATCCAGACCATCAGCCTGCCTAAGTGGGCGACAAATCCCATCGAAACTGAGACCTTCTGATGTCAACAGCAATCACCACCTGGACCCCTGATCAGGTGCAACTGATCAGCAGCACCATTGCACCGGGCTGCACCAATGACGAGCTGCGGCTGTTTGCGTATGCCTGCCAGCGCACCGGGCTGGATCCGTTCAGCAAGCAGATCTACGCCATCAAGCGTGGCGGCAAGCTGACCATCCAAGCCGGCATTGACGGCCTCCGTGCCATTGCCGAGCGCACCGGGCAGCTTGACGGATCCGAGACTTACTGGTGTGGCGAGGAAGGCGACTGGCGCGATGTGTGGTTGTCATCCAAGCCACCTGCCGCGGCCAAGACGATCGTGCACCGCAAGGGCAGCAACCACGCCTTTGTTGGCGTCGCCCGCTTTGCGGACTACAACGCCGGCCAGGGCCTGTGGTCCAAGATGCCTGCCGCGATGATCGCCAAGTGCAGCGAGGCCCTTGCCCTCAGGAAGGCATTCCCTGCTGACATGTCCGGGGTCTATACCACCGACGAGATGCAGCAGGCAGACGCTGAGCCTGTAACAGTGACCACCGAAGCCGCTCCTGCATTGCCTGCGCGTAAAGACACCAGCAAGTTCTTCACTGCCGGTGCTGCTGCCATCGCCAAGGCCAAGAGCCTGCAGGACCTCGAGGACCTGCAACCGCGCATGGCAAAGCGGCTGGAGGATGGCGACTTGACGCAAGAGCAGCATGACAAGCTGCTGCAGCAGATGCTTGAGAAGGAGGCTGATCTTGTATCTGACGACTGAACAGCTAGCAGCACGTTGGGGCTTGAAGCCAAGCAGCATCAAATCCCAACGGCTGCGGGGCCAGGGACCGGCTTACTACACGGTCCCGCGGTTCGGCTTGCCGCTAGGCGAGTCGCGGGTCAGGTATCCCATAGCGGATGTCCTGGCCTTTGAAGAGTCCAATTCCATTACCCCTGTCAACCCATGAGCCTTTATGCTTCCGGCGTCGTTCGTATTATTAGCGAACCGCAGATCAAGTTTTTTGATTCTGGCACTTGTGTTTGCAACTTCGGTGGTGGCATCAGCGAAGGCAAAGATAAGGACGGCAATTACATCAACAACGCCATCGACGTAGAAGTCTGGGGCAAAGGCGGTCAGATGATCGCCGACAACTGCAAAAAGGGTGACAGCATCATGGTGACCGGTGCCATTCGCCGCCAAGACTGGAACGACAAGGACACCGGCACCAAGCGCAGCAAGCATGTGCTGAACGTGCAACGGTTCGAGTACCTGCCGCGTGCCAAGTCAGAAGAGGCTGCTTTCTGATGACTGACATCAAGCAGGACAACGAGCGCCAGGAGCTGCTTGAGCGCTTATACCACGAGGACGGCCGGGATAATCCCGACCATCCAATGCACGCACTCTACACGGGGCTTTATGAACAGCACATCAATCAAAGCAGCCTTTGACGCATGGTGGCGTGACAGCTATGGGGTGCCTCCGGGCACCCATGCCGTCATGACCCACGTCGCTTTCGCTGAACACATTCTCAAGCTGGTCGAGCTGATGGAGCAGGAGGCCGAGCGATGACCCATCCCATCACCCCACCGCCGGAGCTGGTAGAGCAATGGGTGAAAGAAGCTAACACCTTTCGCTATTTGGTCAATCAGGTACACCAGTACATCGCCACCCGCGCCGCCCAATATGGCGCTGACCAGGAGCTGGAGGCGTGCTGTGAGCTGATGGACCGCGATTTCATGGCTGGTCCCTCCGACCTCCGCGCCGCCCGCCGCCCTAAGCCGCCGAGTTTGAAGGAGCAGGCGCTGGAAGCGCTGGGACCGGATCCATTGCCGGAGACAGGCCCCACGGGAGACACGATCCTGAACATGAGCAGCATTGAACGCCACCGCACCATCCGCCGCGCACTGGAGGCCCTCCCCGAATGATCAACATCAACTCCAATCAAGGCCGCATCGGTGAGCTGTGGTGGATCAACTCTCAGCCATCGGTGAAGATCGACGGCAAAGACGTCATCCCTGGCCTGCGTCGCATGTTTGTCCTGTGGGGCACCTGCGGCATCGGCCGCGACATCCACGTTGCAATGGAGCCTATCAATGACTGACCATCTCACCTCCCGCGCCCAGCGCCTGATCGAAGAGTTTGAGGAAGGCAAAAGCGTTCGCGAGGGCATTGCCAATGTGCTGCTGCACCTGGCCGTCACCTGGGACAACTACAGCGATGGTGACGAGTGTTGGCACGGAGTCACGACTGACACTCTTGAAGAGTTTGCCACTGAACTCACCGCTCCAACCCTGCTCGATCGCGCCTTAGCTGGCGACAAAGAAGCCGCTCGGCAGTTCCTGCATGAAGCTGGCTTCACCGATGAACACGGCAACCTCCACCCCCGGTACTGCTCCCATGACTGATCACCCCACCAACTGCATCACATTCAATTCTCCACCAACTGAAGAGGTGTTGCGCCTCGACAAAGAAGGCTTCCACTATCGGGGCCAGTTCATTGCTGACGCTGGTGAAGCTCATCGGTTGATGGTGGAGTTTCTCAAGCAGAACACCAAGCCCGAGCCAACAGACGATGAGCTGTTGGAACTGATGCCCGAGACTATGCGGGATGAGTTTGCGGCGGTTTCCAGTGTGTACTCCGCAGCCACTGGCGATCAGGTCGAGCCAGGTCTGTTTCGCGTTGTGCTCAACACCGTTGCGCTGGAATATGCCCGCGCTGTCCTTGCCCACTGGGGGGATCAATGACTGACGCCGCCACTCTTGAAGGCAGCCCATTTGTTCATTTTGACGGAACAGTGTGGCCTATTCCTGGAAATCAATTGCGCGACCTAGAGCATACGCTTAGGCATATGCAAAGGGGATACATCTTCAACATGCAAGAGCGACTTCTAGCTGCTTCTGTCATCAATGCTTACATAGAGCTTGTCTGGCAAACGCAAAAACGTCGCAATGAAATTTGCCAATCTATTCGCTGCTATCAAAAATGACTGACTTCTATACATGGGCCGGCCCCGGTGTGATCTGCCCCAAGCATGGAACACACCCGCACACCATCGCAAGCAACATCAAAGGTCACGAAGGGCACTGGTGCATGATCTGCGCACTTGAAGCACTTGGTGATCCACTGCCAACGATTTCGCAAGAGGAGTATCTCAATGGCCTCAATGACTGACTTCTCCCCCGCCGCGCAGGCGGTGCTGGATGCTAGCAACCTGCATCCCTGCACTGACTCTCGCCTAATCCTTGCCGCCGCCTTGCGAGCTGCTGCGGATCAGGTATTAGCCGCCCAATGGGAAGGGCGAATAGAACCCGATGCAGCGCACAGTCTCAGTATCAACTGGACTCGTGACGCGTTGCACGCCATCGCCGCCGAGCTGGAGGGCCAATGATCCGGCTTGCATTGCTGCTGCTGCTCCAAGCGCCCGCCATGGCGCAGCCCAGCAGATCCGTCACCGCTACGGTCTACGACGGCTGGTTTCATGGCCGCGTCACCTATTGCGGCCAGACGTACCAGCACTGGGGCGTCAGCGCCGCGCACCCATGGCTGAGCTGCGGCACCAGAGTCCGTGTCAGCCATCAAGGCCGCACGCTGGTGGTGCCTGTAACCGATCGCTGCGACTGCAGCAGCATCGACCTCAGCGCCGGCGCTGCACACCGCTTAGGGGTGCCGCTTGACGGCATCGCAACCGTTCGCATCTCACACCAATGAACGACCCAGTCAATCACCCATCGCATTACACGCAAGGCGGCATCGAGTGCATCGAAGCCATCCAGGCAGCACTGACACCAGAAGAGTTCAAAGGCTACTGCAAAGGCAACGTGCTGAAATATGTCTGGCGTGAGCAACACAAAGGCGGCAATGGGTCACTGCGCAAAGCCAATTGGTACATGCAATGGCTAATCAAGTAAACAAAGGCCGCAACTTTACGGTCAACATCCGCATGAGCCGTGAAGAGATCGAAGCTGCTCGCAAGTTAGGCGACGGCAACATTAGTATGGGCTTCCGTCGTGCCATCCGGTATGCCTGCTGGAAGAACATGCGTCCGATTAAGCTCAGCACCATGCTGCGCAGTGCAGCCGTCATGGCACAGGATCTAGAAGATGCCCGCGATTCAAGTTCAATGCCCTAGCTGCACCTCTAGGCAAACCTATATCGTCATGACCAATCAACTTGACGATGGCACTATCGTTAGGCGTCGCCACTGCAGAGCCTGCGATCATCGGTGGTACACGCAGCAACCAGCCGAAGTACAGGTGCCGCGCTGCCTATTGCAGTGGTCCAATAAAAAACACATCATCGCTATTCGCAACAATGATCCTTTGTGACACCGAGATCCACGACCTGATCGAACAGGGCATGGTGCAGCATCACCAGCAAGAGCTGATCAACCCTGCCAGCTTGGACCTGCGGCTTGGCAACCTGATCATGCTGGAGTCGGTGGAGTCGCACCAGATGATTCCTCTGTCGATCAAGGACTACACCGCCGAACATCCTTACCAGTTGGTGCCAGGGCAGTTCATCCTTGCGCAGACCATCGAGACATTCGTCATGCCGGAGGACGTCGCCGGGTTGTTCTTCCTGAAGTCAAGCCGTGCACGCGAGGGCTATGAGAACCTGCACGCCGGCTATGCCGATCCAGGCTGGCATGGCAGCGCGCTAACGCTGGAGTTGAAGAACGCCCGGCAGTTGCAGCCGCTGCCGATCTACCCAGGGCTGAAGATCGGGCAAATGGTATTCTTCCGCATGAGCCAACGCCCGGCGCTGAGCTACGCGCTGACTGGTAGCTACAACAACGACAAGCTAGTCGCGGCGTCCAAGCAGTTCAGCGGCAGCCGCTAGGTGCCATGGTTCAACGCTGCATGAGCGCATCGCTTCAGCAATCAACCACTTGATCTGTGATCGCTGGCTGGCCTCTTGCTCAGCCAGCAGCAGCGCATACTCCAGCAATGCGTTGTAGTCCTTTGCTGCATGTAGCTCGCGCAACATTTGGGCATTGGCTGCGCCGTGAAATTGTGCTTCCATTGTGTGAACTAACGGATTCATCATGTCTGACAGCATCAAGGATTATCTCAACAGTATCGCCAAGTATCCACTGTTGACACCGCAGCAAGAGATACAACTCGGCAGACGCGTGCAACGACTGCGTGAGCTGCAATCACTGGATCGCCCGCTGACCAATGCCGAACAGCGTGAGAAGCGCAGCGGTGAACGCGCCCGCCAGCGGTTTATCCAGTGCAACTTGCAACTGGTCGTGCATGTCGCCCGCAGGTACGACAAGCGCAACAACAAGACCATGGAGCTACTCGACCTGATCCAGGAGGGCAACATCGGCCTAGCTCGTGCTGTTGAGCTGTTTGACCCAAGCCGCGGCTACAAGTTCTCGACCTACGCCTACTGGTGGATCCGCCAAGGCATCACGCGTGCACTGATCAGCAGCGATGCCATTATCCGGCTGCCGATCGGTGTACACGAGACGATGTACAAGATCAACCGCACGATCCAAGATCTGAGCCATCAACTCGGTTACCAACCGAGCATTACCAGAGTGGCAGAAGAGATCGACATGGACCCTGGCGAGTTATCCAATCTGCTCCGGCAGACCTATACCGTTACCAGCATCGACCAACAGGTCAACAACTCAGAAGGCCACAGCATTGTTGACACCATTGCTGATCCCAATGTAGTTGACAATGACATCAGCCAAGATGTGCAAATCATGCTGCGTTACGTTGACCAGTACCTAGACGATAGAACCAAAGCAGTTATTGAAGCGCGGTCATGTTATCCAGCCGTCACATGGGCGCAACTTGAGCGCGAGTATGGCATCTCTAAGGCTGCCCTTTACGACATCTATAAGCGCGGCGTCGGCCGCATCCGTATGCTGATGAGCAACCCCCTGACGGACACGCCCCTTGGAACCAACGATCAAGCGTCACGGTGAAATGTGGCGCGTCTGCATTAACGGCATGTGCCGTGATCATGCGCAAGACTGGCAAGCGCTTATTTTCTATCATCAGATGTTGAATCAATCAACCAATCCTGAATCTTTAATACGCGATCAACAGTCCATGAGTCCTGACGGCTGAACCACTCGCGCCATTCCTCACTGCCTTTCCTGCGATTGCAATTGCGGCACGCTGGCACCAGATTGGTTGTAACTGTAGCGCCGCCTTTATGGCGTGGCTTGACGTGGTCCAGCGTGTCGGCTAGCGCGCTGCAGTATGCACACTGATGACCCCATGCTTCAAAGATCTGCTGCCTGAATTGATGCTTTGCACTGCGCTTGGAAACGAGGTTAGAGCCATCAATCGAGTGATCCACGCAATTCGGGGATTGGTAGCACCTGAAGACTTAACCCCAGGATGTGATCGTTGGACGGCGCTAACTCAGTGAGCCGCGCTGCAAAGTCGTCCGATACCTCTCCCGGATCATCGTTATCACTCTCAACGACGATGGTGTACTCGATCTCTAGGACGTACTGCTTCATACGGTTGGCCGGCAGGTGATGTCAACGCCACCGCGTTTGCGTGGCTTCAGCGTAAGCCAGATCCCACCCAGTGACTTAGGCATCACGATGCGCTCAATGGCCCAGCCGCCAGTGCCGCCAAACTCTTGCTTGTAGGTGCCGGTTTGTAGGTGCCAGCGCTGCTCAATCCATGCCTTGCCGTTGTCAGCAATCCTGTAGCACGGATGCGCGACAATGCTGCGCTCATGGTTGTGGCCATTGACAATCACATCCGCATCCGGTGCGATGCTTGCATACCGGCCTCCACCCATGGTGCCTTTGGTGATGATGCCACCCCATGCGCCGTGATGAAAGAACAACGTGCACCGTCTGACGGCTTCATTCTCGCCGCGATAGAACACAAACCGCACAAACCCCTGGTAACCCATGTGTTCAGTGACAGCGCCATCGTTGCGCATGAGTCGGACTACATTCTCAAGCGGATCAACCTCTTGATTGTTGAGCACGGCAGTCTCGTGGTTGCCATCACCCATCATCAAGATCATGTCGCCGTATGGCTTTAGCAGATCTGCTGATTCACGAAATACCAGGTCAAAGTAGTTGCCGCCTAGATGCTCTGGCCTGATGTCACCTTTACTGCCGCGGCGGTCTTTTTTGCCTTGCATCAGGCACAGCACATCACCAAAAAACAACGCATGACCGTTGGCATCGCGGCATTCAGCTAAGTGCTGCAGTAGCAGTTTGCGGTTGCATTTTGGATTGTCAAGGTGTATATCTGACGCGAGCAGGAATGTTGATTCTTCTTTGTGACTGCTGTACGGTATCCGTATCTCTATCAATTCTGGCGATAGCCGTTTTGCGCTGATCGCCATGCCGTGTGTAGCGGCTTACACCAGTAGTCTAATAGTCCCAGCGCACGCGAGGCCGGCCTTTGCGGACGCCAAGGTGCACGAACCCTTTAGGTGCGCCGTATCCAATGCTGTAGGGCCAGTTCTTGTCGCACCATGCCTGGACTGCGTTGATGTCGGCGCCTTGGATGTAGAAGTCCACTGCACCGACGCTTGGCGCGTCGTATAGGTGCTCACTGCTGCTGGCACCGCCAACTGAGCGGTTGATCGCTGCTGGCCTGTAGCCGCTGGTGATCACCACTGGCTTGCCGCCGAACGCGCCGCGCACCCGCTCGAGGAACGCCGCCAGCTCGGCTGCGGTGTCGACTTGGTACTGGTGGTCGAAGCGCCGCGCATCCCGCCCGAGTGCAAACTCGCCCAGGGTAATGTGTGGTGTGATTCGTGCCGTAAACGGGCTGCTCGGTGTCAACTTGGCGGTTTGCTGCTCGACGCCCCATAACCGACCCTCAGCCTGCCTGCGGCGCAGCAGGCCGGCCTCAACGTTGGTGCCAGGGTTGCGGTACAGCAGCAACGCATCAGGCACCGCTGCCCAGTCCTTGTCCTTTAGGCACTTGCTGATCGTCTCGAATCCGGTGGTGCCGTAGAAGCCGCTGCCCAGGTTGTAGGCGAAGCTGATCAGCGCAGACTGCTTGTCGCCGGACATGGCATTCCAGAACGGCACGGTCGCCCGCAGCTTCTCGGCGACGCGCTCGATCTCAAGGCCCAGCAGCCTGTTGGCGTCAATGACGGTGATCTTGTCGCCGCGCTGCACCTTGCGGCCGTCGCTGTATTTGGTGGTGCCGTAGCCGATGGTCCATGGCTCGCCGCCACTGAGCGGATCGGGGTAGGCCGACAGGTGACAGCCCTCGAACTCTTTGATCAGCTTGACGGCTGCGTCATAACTGTGCACTTTGCCGCATTGGCTCCATGTCTGGAACCATGGCTGATCCCTATTAAACAAATCAGGCGCAACCTTTAACAGTTCAGCTTCCAATTCAACGATCGCCGCCTGCTGATGCGGCAGCGCCTTCCAGTACCGGAACAGGTCGCTGGGTTTGATCGGTGCTTTAGCCACGCTTGGGGAACATCAGCTTGAGTGCTTGCAGCAGGAGCTGGATCCAGCTATTGGACTTGAGTGGTGTCAGCGCGATGATCTCACTGCCAGCAGCAAGGACAATGGCGACAACGGCAACAGTCTGGGCGTCCATAGTTAGCGGTGTGGTCGTGCCTCAAGCGTAGCGACACGCTGCTCGACGCCATTGAGCCGCTTGAATGTCTCCTGGCGGTCGGTGCGGATGTCGGTGTGCATGACCTCAAGCTGCGTGGCGATGTGCTCCACTGCAGCGGTGAGCCTGATCACTGCCTCACGGGCTTCATCGTTGCGACGGCTGAACCCCATGGCGCCCATAGCCGCCACGCTGATGGATGCACCCGCAACAGCAGCGATCAGCTCGATCATGCCACTAGTCTAAGCAGCCCAGGGCAGCCCACTGGCCTTGCTGGGATGGCGCTGCTCGTCGAGTTGGCTTTGCAGTGCTGCCTCGATTTGCTCAACGTCCAACCGTTCCTTGACCCAGCCGATGACGATCTCTTCGGTGAGATCAGCAAAGGGAATCAGATCTTCCTCGGGACGCTCGAAGCCGATCGAGCCGTAGGCGCCAGCGTTATAGGTGCCGTCGTTGGCATCGACGGTGTAGTGGGCCACGAAAACGTAACCGTCAGCGGTCTCGCGCTCCAGTTGGGCGATGTGCCAGGTGAAAACGGTGGTGGACATGGTTAGTGGGTGACTGTGTAAGTTTAGTACGGATCAGTAGAGAGTAGGACTACGCGGCCTCAAGGGCTGACAAGCGGGCTTCCAGTCCGGCAATGATTTCTTGCTGCTGTTGAATCGCCTTGATCAGCACAGGGCAAAGTTGAGATTGATCTAGCGTCCAAAGGGCCTCGCTTTCGTAGTCAACCGATCCATCCTCTTCTTTGCGCGGAGCGTTGACAACAAACGGCAAAATTTCCACTAGCTCTTGCGCGATCAAGCCAGTCCACTTGCCACGAGCATTGCGGTTGTTGTAGCTGGCATCAGTAGGATCGTCCCACAGGAAATCTTTAACTTTTACTTGACTGATTGCCGTTAAGGCGTCCAGAGTTGTATCTTCTATTTCTTTTTTAATGCGAGCATCTGAACTGACTTGAATCGCAGCATTTCCAATGTAAACCGTAGCAGTAGTGCTGCCAGCAGAAGCTGCAGAAATCAATCTATCCGTGCCAATAATTCCTCCGGTCGGGCGAACGTAAACCGCGTCTGTTTGCAAGTTGCCACTGTCATCAATAATTACTTCGCCACTGCTACCAATCCTCATCCTCTCCGTCGGAGAAGACGCCCCATCGGCCGTAGTGGAGAACACTAAACGACCTGGGGTATCACTCGTGCTGCTCCAAGTTGCGTCAGAAAGGCATTCAATACGACCAGCAATCGTGCCATCATTTGCACCGAAATCAATCGACCCAAGATCAGCACCAACGTTGCCGCCAATAGCTGCTGTATTGAGGCCGCGACGCAGGTAAATACTGCCCGCAGCAGTAGCGCCGGCAGCGTCACCTTGAAGCTGAAGCGTGAAATCCCCCTGCGCACTAGACGTCCCCACTAACAGGCGGCCGGAGCTGTCGATGCGGGCGCGTTCGGTGCCGCCGGTGCTGATCGCAAGCTGATCCGCGCCAGGGCTGTAGATGCCGGTGTTGGGGTCGCTCTCGAAGCCGATGCTGGGCGCTGCCGCGGTGCCATCGGGTGCGCCGCGGAGCAGTTCCTCGATTGTGATGCGCTTGTTCTTGTTGGCGGCTGATGCCTCGCTGATGTCAACGATCGGCAGGTAGTCGCCTGCAGCAGGCGCCGTAAGCGCTGTCAGGTCAGAGATCTTACGGTCGGCCATGTGCTATCAGGACTCGTACACTATGTTAACCGTACCAGCGTCGAAGGTATCTGTTCCTCCGACCGTGGTCAAACGCACTTGTGTCAGGACTGAAGCAAGCGTGCCATCGCCAGCGCCATAGGAATTGATTACAGTTGTGCCGCCAGAATAAGATCGCTTTAACGCTGACGTATAAACCCAGGCATTGCCATCGATTCTCATCATCTCAACAAGACCGGAATGCAGATAAGACGCATTGTTAGTATTCTCAAGAAGGAATCCAGCCGTACTATTCTCGCTAGCCGTTGCAGTGCAGCTATCAGCATTGGAATTATAGCCACTCGTAGTAAAACCACTGGCGGTGCCAAGCTGGACCAGTAGCTCGCTGGTACCAGAGCCACTGACGCCATTCAGCATCATGGTGATCTGATTAGCCCAGCTCGGGATGCTGCCAAATGTGATCGCCGTGCCAGACGTGGATGCCTGAGCGGTAGCGCGCCTGGTCTTCTTGAGTCCAAGGTTATCGAGCGTTACATCACCGACCTCGATGTAAGCGCTGTTGGCACCGTTGCGGATGTACAGCGTTGCCGGCGCATCGGTGTCAACGTGCCACTGGTAAGCGAACGTCGTCGAGGGTGCCGTGGTTCCGCTGTTATTGGTCGCAATGGCCGACAGCGCATCATTAAGGTCAGCGCGAAATGCTGCACCAGCTAGGTTGGCAATGTTGTAGTCGTGTTGCGCCATTAGGTGATCTCCTTGCCGTATCCGACGGCGGTGTAGGTAAAGTCATGGCTTTGCGGTGTGCCGCCATGAATGATCTCTAGATCAAAGCCAGTCCTTGTTACATTCGAGACTTCTAATGCGTCGTTGCTGTCCATAGTGTAAACCGTAACGCCAACGCTAGGCGCGTTGTAAAACGGCACATCAAACGAATAGGTTGCCAGTGATGCCGATGATGTGATCACCTCCGATGCTTCGGCACGCTGCTGCATCTCGGCTGTAACGCCGACATCAGTGATCAATATGTTCTGCGATGGGTCGATGGTTGTTGCGATGACCTTGAACTGGAATGCACGA